CCATGTCATGATTTCCTGTAAAAACCCCTGATGGTTTTGTTATCTCTGTTTGTTAGAGGAACACCATCAGGGGTATGTTTGAGTAATGGACAACTTTTTAAAGCCCCCTTTCGTGTTGAGGTGTTGACTACGGGCATTTTAATAAACCGTAGAGGAGCCCTCAAACCGCTCCGCATTGAGATCCGTGATACACGGGGTGCCATTATGCGGCCTCAAGATACCCCCTTGTCGAGGGGCGTGTTATGTTAAATAGTTCTGACGAAAGAACCTCCCGTCTTAAAGTATTTAGACACAGTTCTCTCAATAAAACGCGGGGGCGCTTGAACTGAGGAGCCTGCGTTAAGGTCCTGGATGTAAGGGGTGCCGTTAGTTAAATACAAGGTTTCAATTCTTGTAGTAGATACAGGACCCAGGAGGGTAACAGGTTTACTTCCGGTAGAAGCATCAAAAACTTCTCTATTATTAGCAGTGAGAAGCCAGCTACCTCTAGCCCTTCCTTCATCTACAGGTGTAGTATATTGCAGATCAGCTACAGATTGGAAAGCAGCAATACGCTGTGCGTTATTAATAAGTTTTGTCGTTTCTTGATTAAGGTTTTTGAAGGTAGAGTCAATACCCTTAATGGACACATTAACACGTACTGCCATAGTTGTTAGCCTTTCTTGTTAGCTGATTCTAGTAAAGCACCAAAAACAGATTTACCTAATGATTGACGCATGACATCCTCATCTTTTCTGTCTTCCTGCCATTTCTGGAGAGCGAGTAGGGATGGGAATATTTCATGTCCAGCTTTCTTTACACCCTGAGCATTCATTAGCAGAGATGCCCGTTGGTCTTCTCGCCAGCCAATAGGTCTCGCTTGAAGGTACTCTGCCCACTTCCTTAATTCAGAAGCAGGCATTTCTTGTTCTATCTTGTAAACAGGGGTCCCGAGGTGAAAAGCGAGATCGAAGACCCACAGCTCTTGCTCGCTTAGGCGTTTCCCTCATCGTCCCCTACACCCATAATAGCTTCTGAGAGCTTAGTCAACTCAGATATAGGGAAGGAATCCATTTCTTCATCAGTCAGGTCTTCCGCATCTACAACAGCTAAACGGATAACTGTACGTAGTAGAGCTAATTGATCCTGCTCTGCTTCGGGGATTGCTTGCATCGCTTTAGTTTCTTTTTCTATAAGCTTCGCTTGTCCAACTGTAAGTGTTTTAATTTCTACGTCGCCATCCATGAATGGAACGGTTTTGGTTTGAGTTTTACCTAGGTGTTGTTTCATATCTATTAATCTCTTTTATAAAATAAGTTAGTATTGTGAGCTTGGAAATAGTCCAAGAGTTTATGCATTTTGTTTAGTACATCGAGGGTCTCGAAGATTTCAGTTCGCTTTTCTACATGGGCAGGGATGCTCTCATCAGAGAAGTCTTTGAAACGATCAAAAGTTTTACGACTGCTAAAGTCAATGTCTTTCTTCATGTTGCGCAAGGTTGTTTGAAGAACAAAACCTTTATCAAATGGGGGTTTACTATTATCCATATTTTTTATCCTAGTATAAAGACAGGGAGCTTTTAGACTCCCGTCTTATCATATTGTTGTTTTACTTATGCAGGTAGTGCGTAAGTAGAAGTAGTAGTGTCCTCTACTAAAGAGAAAGGACCGCTAAAGTCACCTTCGATAGTTAGAGAAATAGTAGCCTGCAAGCTATCAGACAAAGAAGGAGCGACCTCGAAAGAGGCTATAGTGCCGAAGAAATAGAAATCAGCAAATTTGTCAGCGTTGTCAGCAGTCAGAATACCAGAAGCATCTGCAGTAATGTCAGCGTCAGCTATACGAACACGGAAACAAAGACGGGTAGCGCTTTTACGCAAGGTGTCTAGTGCAGCGTGGTCAGCAGGGATGTAGTTCAAAGTGAACTCCAAAGAAGGAGCATCAGATTGACCAGAGACCTGTGAGCTGGAGGCCTTTCCGTAGACAGGGACGTTCACGATGTTAGCGGGAGTACCTAATGAAGGGAACTCACGGATGTTACCAACGTGCTTAACCGCTGCTTCAGGGGTTTCATCTGTTGCAGTATTAGTAGCTAAGATAGTTGTGCTGTTGCTTGCGAATAACGCGTGTAGGTCAGCGGAAGCGCTGTTAGTGTTGTTAACGGCGTTAGCTACGAAGTCTAGAGTAGTGAACTTAGACGCACCGATAGAAGATATATGTGCCATTTTTGATTAGCCTTTTAATTGTAATAGTTAAAGTCTACAGAATAATCTCCACGAAACAATTCAGGATTGTCTCGGTCGATACCTAGTATACTCAGAGAACTCGCTTGAGTCCTTGTACCTGAAGTTAGGTGTTTATTCTGTAGTATGTTGTCAAGTAAGTCTGCAATTTCCATAAGACGCTTAGTGCCTTGGTTAGCTTTAGTGTATACTTGAATTATAATTTTCCCGGTAATACCTGCTCTGCCATAACTGGTATCCTCGTTAAGAGGTAATACTTCTATTTTGACAAATTCGGATTTCTGAGAGGGAACCATGTAGTTAGACGGATATGCTGAAATGTTGTCCAAAAGCCATGAAGGCGAAGCGAACATACTCTCGACATCCATAAGGATAGTTGTGTACTTAGACATTTTAGCCCTCCGTTACTAGTAAGGTTATTAGACCTGGTTCTTTGGTGAAGTTTATAATAGTGTTTGGTACGCTATTAATCACTACTGTATCATATAAAGCTGGATTTTCTAATTCTGACTCTTTAATATAGACCTCTTTCCGAGGAGCTAAGATTTCAGTGTCATCAGGTTTTTGTTTTACAGATATCACAATAGCAGCCACTAAGGACTCCTCGTAGGTATCGTTGGTTGTGCCTGTTGAAAAATCGTAGTTACCAGATACTTTGGTTCGTAATGTAACTGTTTCAGCTATATCACCAACCGCAGTAAATGCTTTATTTACAGCAGCAGTTATTTTTGAACGTAAAGACATTATTAATACCCCCACCAAGACTTCTCTGAGTTTCTAAGCATAGGTTGGATAGCTCGCCTTACTGTACGAGGGACTCTGGGTGGATTCTTAACCTCTTTAAGGGCTATTGGTCCAACTTTTATGTCCGTTATCTCACCTGTAGAATCTAGGAGGCCATCGTTGTTCATCAAATGGTAAGCTAACTCGTAAGTTGCTTGTCTGATTAAACGGATGTCTCTGTTTAGGGAAGTCTCTGTTTCCGCATTTACGCTATAAGCATAGGTAGATGTGAAAGCAAGTCTGAGGCCTCTCGAATCATCTCGAAAAACCCCCACTCTTGGGAAAGCTAAAGCTTGGTTTGCGTCAACGACGGAACCCTGCCACTGCTCTTCATCGAGCATTCTTGTGGCAGTTACTAAAGCCTGTTCTTGTAATTCAGCATAAGAGCTGCGCCAAGCTGCGGCGTCTAATCGGTCCTCGAAGTAACTGTCAGCTTCACTCAAGGTTACATAAGAGTTTACACCTTTTTCTAATGCCATTTTCAGTTACCTCTAGGTTGATTATGCGTGGAAAATTGGTAAGATACCAAGGTTAAGTAGGTCTACTTTACGAGTCCAAGCAGGAGTCGCAACAGAACCAGCAAGGCCAGCGTTAGATACGAATGCATCTTGAGTTCCAGCGAAGCTATAACCACGGGCATGCATTACATAGCCCCAACGGTACCAAGCAGTAGTACGGCCAGAACCAGAACCTACGCTCTCGTTACGGTCGATAGCGACTGGGTTAGGAACACTAGTGCTATGCATGAATACTGAACCAGGAAGCATCATGTAAGATACTTTAACAGTAGTAATTGCAGTAACGCCAGAAAGTGCAGCGTGAGTTACGCTACCAAGGCCTTGACCAAAGTTACGAGATACGATTACACGTACAACACCACCGAGTAAAGTTTCGAAAGAGATATTACCATCGGTAACACGCTCGTCGTCTACTAAGTTAGCAACTTTGATGTCTAAGTAAACTTCAGGAGATACAACTAAGTATACGAAGTCAGGGGTGTAGTCAGACCAAGCGCCCATTGCACGGATGATGTGTTCAACACGACGGCCAGGAGAGGCAGCAGTCAAATCTACTAAACCTTCAAGATCAGAACCAGTACCTACTACGTCGCTAGAAGCAGCAACATAACCGAATGCTTTAGAAGCATCGCCGTCTACAGAGTTACCTGCGAACATGTCAGAGTAGTTAGCTTCAGCTAGGTCGTTAGCAGTTTTAAGCTCAGTGTTCATAACACCAGCTAAACAGCTACGTAATGCTTGATCTTCATCTTCAGCACGAGTTTCAGCGAAGTCACGAGCAATCTTAGCGATTCCGTCTTGACCAGAAATAACTGATTGTACTAAATATTCGTTAGCACCGTGAGTACGGACAGTCTTGATGTACGTCTGTACTTCAGTACTGATGTTAGTTGTTCCACCGTGGTTCTCGTCTTGAGAAGCAACGTTGACTACAGAGTTGTTAGACCCAGCAGCGTCTTCAGCAGCATTAGTGCCACCTACTGCGTAAGCGCCTAAAGGCTTGTAAAAGCGAACCTGACCAATGAAGTCTTCGCCGTTTGCGTTAATGTTTGCATCTTCGCCGACTACAGCTGTAGATACTATTTTCTTTGCACGAGTGTACATCTCATCAGAGTATGCTGAGATTGCTTTGTTTAGAGTACCGAATGCACTTGAAGAAATTGCCATTTTAAAATCCTTAATAGTTTAAAATTAGATTGGTTAGAAAAAATACTTTAGTTAAAGTTAGTTATACCCACTTACCGCTGCCGTCGAAATGTCCAGCAGCCGCAGCCGCCATGATTTCGTCAGTAGACATATCAGAGAGTGATTTGTTGGAGTCGAAGCCTCCAGTGGCCTGTTGCATTGCTGCTTGGCCTGTCCCAGAGGACTGTTTAGGTTTGAACAAAAACTCTTTATCGTCATCCTTACGGAAACTGTCAATGAAGTCTTTAATTGAAGCACCTGTTCTATGCATCCACTGACCCTGCTCATTTTGTACCAATTGAGCTACGACATCCCGATAAGCAAAAGTTGCTGCTGTATCGTTACGGAAGTCCAAGCCTTTTAGAGCCTCATGGACCGCACTGTCACGAGTTAACTCGATGACCTGCTTGTCTCTCGCTTGTAATTTAGCGGTGATCTCTGCAAGCTTCATATCAGATGCTTCTTTGTGCTTACCCTCTTCTTCCAAGAGTTTTATCTGTGATTGCTTCTGTTGCTCTTCGAAAGCTACAGCTTTGGCCACAGCATCATCTCTTTGAGAATATGCACTGTTTAGTTTCTCTT